AGGACCCGTTGGCGCAACAGGTGCTACTGGACCACAAGGCGTTACTGGTGATGTTGGTGCAACTGGCGTTACTGGTCCCGTTGGTGCTACAGGTGCCACTGGCCCTCAAGGAGTAACTGGAGACATTGGACCAACTGGTCCTACAGGTGTAACTGGCGATACTGGTGCTACTGGATCAACAGGAGCAACTGGTGTAACTGGAGCAACTGGCCCAGATTTTGCGGGATACGATAGAGTAATCTATGTATCAACAGCAGACGGAAGCGATGTAACTGGAAACGGTGATCTAACAAAGCCAGTACAGACAATCTCATATGGATTATCACTTGTAGATAGTAACAGATGTACATTGATGGTTTATCCAGGCACATATACAGAAAACCCTACTCTTCCAGCATTTGGCGGAATCAATATATCTGCAATTAATATTGAAAGCCAGGCTCAAAGTTATGTTGCTATTAATGGAACACTAACAATTGGTTCTGCTGCAACTAATGCAACACTTAATGGGTTGGCTATTACTACACTTGATATTACAGGAACTGCTAACGCATATATTAACAATTGTAATGTTCAAACTGCATTTAACAAGAGTTCCAGTGGAACTGTCCTTGTTAGAGGTGCTAAATTTAACACTGCATGTGCAGTATCAATTACAGGTAATGGTGCTACTCGTTTTGATGAGTCTTTTAATGCAGGTACTCCTACAATTAATGCTTCAGGTAGTATAGTCACTTTTAGAAATGTCGCTTTTATGGGTACTGTTACTAATACAAATGGTGTTACTTTTATTGTTGATTCATCAGTATTTTCTAATGCCACCTATGCAGTAACTTCTGCTGCTGGACAACTCGTACTGTTTAACTCTCAATTGTTTAATACAACAGGAGTAACACTAAGACCAATGTCAGTATCTGGTGGACTTTATTCAATCATCAACTCTGGAATTGACTACCTTGCATCATCATTTAGTGGAACTAAAATGAATATTCCTTCAACCTTTGAAGCAATAACTGCAACCAATCCTATTATTGTTGATCAAAATTCATCAAATCAAGGAATGTACATTACAAGAGGATTGAACAAAAATCTAAGTGGTAACTTTGGTATTGGAAGTGGTGGTACACTTTCTAATCTTACAACAGGCGTAGATAATCTTGCTTTTGGAAGAAATACTTTAGTAGTAAATTCAACTGGTGCTGGAAATATTGCTTTTGGTAGTTTTGCTTTAGCAAATAACTTAGGTAGTGTTAATGTTGCAATTGGTAATAATTCCTTAAATGCAAATACAACAGGAACAGCAAATACAGCAATTGGAAATGCTGCACTTAATCAAAATACAACTGGTTCTGTAAATCTTGCAATTGGTGAAGATGCACTTCTTTCCAATACAACAGGAAATAATGGTCTTGCAATTGGATACAGAGCATTAAGAGCACAAACAACTGGTAGTGGAAATATTGCTGTTGGTGCAAATGCTTTGCGTTCTGCAACAACTGGCTCAAACATGGTTGCCTTTGGTTCTAATTCTTTAGAAAATATTATAACTGGTACTGGAAATATTGGAATTGGTGCAAACACACTTCAATATGTAAATGCTGTAAACGGTAATACAGCAATTGGAAATCAAGGCCAAGGTGTAAACTTTAATGGAGCATTTAACACCAGCGTTGGTGGAGCATCAATGATTCAAATTATTGCTGGCTCAAATAACACTTCAATTGGACAAGCATCACTTCAAAATCTAACAGATACAGTTGCTTCACTTGGAGCAATTACTCCAGGATCTGGATATACTGACGGCACTTACACAAATGTTAATTTAACTACTGATCATTTCTATGGCTTTGTTGCAGGAAACCTTACTGCAAATATTACAGTCTCAGGTGGACAAGTAACAGGAGTTACAATTGTAAATGGCAGAGGTGTTAGAGTTACTTCAATTCTTACAATTCTGGCTTCTACAGCACCAGCAGGATTAGCGACTGGTTCAGGATTTAGCGTTCCAGTAGCCTCTGTCAATGTTTCTTCAGGAAATACAGCACTTGGAAGAGATGCAGGAAGAAATCTTTCTCAAGGATCTAATAATACATATCTTGGTTTTGGAGCAGGAACAAATAACAATAATGCCTCAAGAAATGTGTTTATTGGATGGCAAGCAGGTCTTAATGAGTCAAACTCTGACAGACTATATATCTCTAACTCATCTACTACAACTCCACTGATCTTTGGTGTATTTGATAATACTGGTGGACTTAATGGAAATGTAAGAATTAATGGAGAGTTCCAACTTACTACAAAGACTCCAGCATCTGCATCTGCTACAGGAACAGCAGGAACAATTGCCTGGGATGCAGACTATATCTACATATGCACTGCTACCAATACCTGGAAGCGAGTAGGAATATCCACATGGTAAAATTAACTAAGGGAAAAGGGTAAACAATGAGTCTATCTAAAAGACTAAAGGCATCTGGTGAAACCAGAGATATGAACAGTCAATACATACTTCCATTGATTCCACCTCGTCCTTTGTTTGGTGTAGCAAATACAGGTACATATGTTGATACAGAGTCTGCTATTCGCACATCTACTGTTTATTCATGCGTAAGACTACTTGGAGATACTATTTCTTCATTGCCAATGGGTGCTTATGTACGCAGAGGCCGTAATCGCCTTTCCTATGCATCAGTTTATGGCTACACTCCAGAGTGGGTAAACAAGCCAAACCCAGAAACAACAAGACTGGAATTTATTGAGCAGGTAATTACTTCTATGCATCTACATGGAAATGCCTTTATTTTGACGGTACGAGATGATAATAATGAAGTAGTAGAACTATATGTATTGAATCCAAATGAAATTAGAATTGAAAGACTTGCTCCAGGTGAGCCACTTATTTATAGAGTTAAAGACACAGAAAAGGGAATCTTTGATAAGATTCTTACAAGTAATGAACTCCTACACATTCCACTATTTAGAATGCCAGGATCATATTATGGCTTAAGCCCAATTGGTGCTTGCCGTATGTCTGTTGGTATTGCCCAGGCTTCTGACACATATGCTGCTTCATATTTTGGTAACGCTGCTAATCCTGGTGGAGTTATTGAAGTTGCAGGAGAATTAAACGCAGAACAAGCAAGAGATATTGCAACTAACTGGCAAGAATCACACGCTGGTCCATACATGTCTGGTAAAGTTGGTATTCTTTCTGGTGGTGCTGCATTTAAGCCTCTGTCACTAAACGCTGCAGACGCACAATTAATTGAGGTCAGAAGATTTAATGTTGAAGACATTGCAAGAATCTTCCGTGTTCCACTGAGCCTATTAGGTCATCCTTCACAAGGTGCTATGTCTTATGCATCAGTTGAAGCACAGAACCTTTCATTTGTTCAGCACTCACTACGCCCATTGCTTGAAAGATTAGAGCAGGCTTTGTCTCCACTACTTCCTGAAGCAGATGGATTTATTAGATTTAATTTAGATGCATTGCTTCGTGGTACTACAATTGAGCGTTTTGATGCATACACAAAGGGACTAAGAGAAGGCTTCTTGTCACTAAACGATGTACGAAACTACGAAGACCTATCCTCACTTGGAGAGGCTGGAGATCAATACAGACTTCCTCTACAGAACATTGATGCTAATCAAGCACCACTTGTTGGAGATAAGATGAAGGCTGAGATTGCATCTATACTTGTTCAGGCTGGTTACAACCCAGATGATGTTGCTAAGATGCTGGACATTGCAGAACTATCACACACAGGTCTTCCTTCAGCACAACTACAGCAGGTAGCGTTAATTGATCCAGAAGATCCTAATGCTGTCTACAGTGATGAGGTAAAAGGATAATGCCAGTAGATAATGTTCCGCAGTTTATCAGAGACAATGCACAAAGAGGGTTAGACTACTTGGCAGAAGGTTTTGGTGGCGATGGACTTACTGATGCTACTAAAAGAGAAGCAAGAGAGATGGCTGACGGAAATATCTCTGACAATAAAGTCAGGAAGATGGCTCCTTGGTTCGCAAGACATAAGGCAGATGGACAAGCACCAAAAAATAGTGACTCTTCAGATCCAGAATATCCTGGTGCTGGATTAGTTGCTTGGTTACTATGGGGCGGAAATTCAAACTTTGATGATGCTGCTCAAGACTGGGCACAACGCCAAATTGATAAATTAGATAATGAAACTAATAAAGCAAGGAGCAAGATGAAGAAGACTGAACGCCGTACCTTTACGGTCAGAAACATAGAAACAAGACAGGCAGACGACGGTACTATGCGTATGGCAGGCTATGCTGCAGTATTCAATGAACCATCTGTGCCACTACCTTTTATTGAGAAGATTGCACCAGGTGCATTCAGAAAGACATTATCTGAGACACCAGATGTTCGTCTATTGGTTAACCATGAAGGACTTCCTATGGCCAGAACCAAAAACGGTACCATGAGATTATATGAAGATGAAAAAGGACTATACTTTGAAGCAGAGTTAGCAAACACACAAGAAGCAAGAGATCTATATACACTTGTATCTCGTGGAGATGTTGATCAAATGTCTTTCGCATTCCGTGTTATTCGTCAAAAGTGGAATGATGACCGTACAGAAAGAAGCCTTACTGAGGTATCTTTGGCTGATGGAGATGTGTCAATCGTGACCTATCCAGCATACCCTGCAACTTCTGTAGAAGCAAGAGAAGCCATTAAGAGAGCCATTGCCCAAATTAAAGAAGGCAGAGAAGTATCAGGCGACTCACTATTAGTATTAGAAAGCATCTTTGGAGACTTAACAGAAGGTCATGAATATGTCATGAAGGCTGTAGAAGTCATGGGTGCATTACTTGGTAACAACGGAGTAGAAGGCGAAGAGTCTGAGTCTCCATTAGAAGAAGTTGAAGACCAAGAATTAGAAAATTCTTCAAATATCATTGATGTAGTAGATGTTCCTGGACAAGGTGCAAAGATTGTTGGAGATCATCCATCAGTTCTAAACTTCCTACCAGATAATCTACCAAGATCAATGTCTCTACGCTTAGCACAAGCAAAGAGAAACACAATAAAATAATATTCCTATCTTAAACGATAGGACTGAAGTCGGAGTTAGGCTCACACCCGTAAGCGTCGTGAAATCCATAACCACCACCTCAACTTAAAAATACTCACAAAGGAGAACAACAAATGTCTTATTTAGACAAAGTAATTGAACGCCGTGATGCAGTTAAGGTAGAGTTGGACGCAGTTCTTGAGGCAGTTGCTGCAGAGAACCGTACAGACCTTACAGAAGACGAAGCAGCAAAGGTTGATACACTTGTTGAAGAGTCACGCTCACTTGATTCAAAGATTGAAAAGTTGACTGCACAGGCAGCAGCAGATGCTAAGGCATCAGAGGCTCGCTCAGCAGTTGCTGAAGTTGCAATGCCAAAGGTTGGCGGAGCACGAGTAACATCTGAGGCTCGTACATACACACCAGAATCATCAACATCATTCGTAAAGGATGCATTCGCAGCAAAGTTCAGCAATGACTATGCAGCACAAGAGCGTCTTGCTCGTCACACTCGTGAAGAAGAGATTGAGCGTCGTGATGTAGGAACTGGCAACTTTGCTGGTCTCGTAATCCCACAGTACCTCGTTGATCTTGCAGCACCTCTTGCTCGTGCAGGTCGCCCAACAGCAGACTTCGCAACAAACAAGATGGTCTTGCCTCCAGCAGGTATGACTCTAAATATCTCTCGCATGACTACTGGTACATCAACTGCAGTTCAGGCTGCTGAAAACGATGCTATCTCAGAGACAAACGCTGACGATACACTATTGACTGTGAATGTTCGTACAATCGCAGGTCAGCAAGATATCTCAAAGCAGGCGATTGAGCGTGGAACTGGTATTGATGCATTTATCATCCAGGACCTTATCCGTGGATGGCACACAACACTTGACAACCAGATCCTAAATGGAGATGGAACATCAGGTGCAATCCTTGGTCTTTCAAACACTGTAGGAATTGGATCTGTAACATACACAGATGCTTCACCAACAGTTGCTGAACTATATCCAAAGTTGGCAGATGCTTACCAGAAGATTCAGACTGGTGCATACATGAATCCTACACACTGGATCATGCATCCTCGTCGCCTTGCATTCCTACTCTCAGCAGTAGACTTGTCAGGTCGTCCATTGGTAGTTCCAACACTAAATGGTCCAATGAACGCATACGCAACAGGTTCAGGTCAGGCATTCTACGGTAACTCAGGTTACTCATTGATGGGTCTACCAATCGTTGCAGATGCGAATGTTACAACAACAGCAGGTGCTGGCACTAACGAAGATGAAATCTATTGCGTAACTGCACCAGAGTTCCATCTTTGGGAGCAGGCTGGATCACCATTTGCATTGAACTTTGATGCAACAGGTGCTGGTTCTTTGACAATTAAGTCAGTCGTATACGGATACGCAGCAGCAACTGCTGGCCGTTACCCTGCAGCATTCTCAAAGATCTCAGGAACTGGTCTTGTAACACCTACATTCTAAAGTTTGCATAGTTAATTCTGTGCAATACTTAGAGTAATCTAAGGGAGAGTGGGCCTGGATGAACCCCGCATTTGGGTCCACTCTTTTTAGAAAAGGAATTTATGAATAAGATTAAAAAGATTTTTAGAATCAAGAAGGAAACTGCAACTGCTTTACCTAAGATGGAAAAAGCAATGTTGCCTAAATTGGAGAAGAGGAGTAAATGAGTAGACCTACGCTTGCACAAAGTCAGCAACCTACTAATGTTTATACGACATTAGCAGATGTAAGAAACAGCCTGCAAATTGAAGATAGCAATGATGATAATGAAATTCAGATGGCTATTCTTGCTGCAAGCCGTATGATTGATGACTACTGCCAAAGATCTTTCTACCAAGAAGGCACATTAGCAGCACCTGTAACTAAATACTACACACCTGTAAATCCGTGGTACTTAGAGATTGATGACCTTATTGAACCTACAGAAGTAAGAACAAGAGCAAATCAATCTGGACCATTCAACCAGGTATGGAATTTAGACACAGACCTTATGTATGAGCCTATTAATAATCCAGAAACGGGCAAGCCTGTGACCAGACTATTAGCAATTCAGACATATGTATTTCCTTACTTCTTTCCACAGACAGTTAAGATAAGTGGAGTTTGGGGCTGGAAAGAAATACCTTATGAAGTAGAACTTGCTTGCAAGATACAAGCAGCAAGATTATTTATTAGAAAGCAGTCTCCGTTTGGTATTGCTGGTTCTGTAGAATTAGGAACAGTTCGTCTTAATTCTCGCCTTGATCCAGATGTTGAGATGCTACTAAAGACATTCCGTAGAAACTTTGGATTGGCCTACTAATGATTACAAGTATTAGCGCAGTCAGAGAAGGCATAAAGAAGAATTTACAAACGATCAACTTAAGAACTTATGATCTGATACCAGATGTAGTAGTTCCACCATGTGCAATTGTTGGTCAATTAGATTTCACATTTGACGCAAGCATGGCTCGTGGCTTAGACACAGCAACTTGCGATATTTATGTGATTGTTCAAAGATTTTCTGAGAGAGCAGGACAGGACAAGTTAGATGAACTTCTGGCTGGTGGTGGCCCTAATTCAATTAAGGGTGCCATGGATTCAGATGTGACTCTAAATGGTTCTGTTAAAACTTCCAGACTCGTAAGTGCAGAAAGTGGTACTTATCAAACTGGTGATCAGACATATCTATCTTATCGTTACAACCTCGCAATTTGGGGCTAAGGAGAAAACAATGGAATATATAGTTACCTCAACTAAAAGGATTTGCGGTAAGATTAATGGTGAAAAACTTACCGTAGATGATATACTTAGCAATGGAGGAAAAGTTGAAAGACTTCTTGCAGCAGGGCATATCAAGAAAGCATCAGAGACACCAAAAGTAGTAAAAGAATCACAGTTTGACACAAAAGTTCAGGAGCCAGAAGTTCCTGTTTTTAATACAAATAATCACGAAGGAGATAAATAATCATGGCATATACACCAATAGTGTTAACAAATGCGTTTGTAAGCATTGACGGAACAGATTTTTCTGATCATGTTACAAGCGTAACTCTTAACCAGAATGTAGACGCAGTTGAGACAACTGCAATGTCTGCAGCAGGTGCAAGAACTCGTGTTGGAGGCCTTAAGGACAATTCAGTAACAATTGAATTTAACCAGGACTTCTCAACAGCAGAATTGGAAGCAACTGTAAACGCAGTAGGTACATCATGGGTAGGACAAAACGATATCGCAGTTATCGTTAAGCCAGATGGCGCAACCACATCAGCAACAAATCCATCATACACATTTGATGTTTTGGTTTCAGAGTGGACACCACTAAACGGAGCAGTAGGCGAACTCGCAACTGTTTCTGTTACATGGCCAGTAAACGGCGACATTACAAAGAGCGTTACACCGTAATCTATGAGCGCATTAGTCTTAACCAACGCATATGTTCAGTTGCAAGAAACTGGCTCTGGAACAACCTGGGATATCTCAGATTTTGTTACTGGAATCACTCTGACGACCTCACATGAACTAATTGAGACTACACAAATGAACGATGTTTATAGAAAGATGATTGCAGGATTAGGACAGAATCAAGTCACATTTGAATTTAATCAAGACTTTGAAACTGTCGTAAATGCAGCAGGTGGATTGGAAGCAATAATCTATCCATTTATTGGTACTACACTTAGATGTAGAATTAGACCAGTAAACGCTGTTGTAAGTGCAATTAATCCACAATATCGTTTTGACATGGTAATTTCTGAATGGACTCCTTTATCAGCGTCCGTTGGAGAATTATCAACAGCAGTAGTAACTTGGCCAATTACTGGCGAGATTACAAAAACAACATCATAACCTTGAAGGGGTAAATATAATGGATGGACTACATATAAAGATAAAGACAAATGATGGAACAGATGGAACATTTCCACTGCGTCCAAGATCAATTGTTTCATTTGAAAACAAGTACAATAAGGGATTTGCTAAACTACTTAGCGAAGACCAAAAACTTGAACATATCTACTTCCTTGCTTGGAGTGCCTTGAAGGACTCTGGCAAGTCAGTAAAGCCATTTGGAGATGCCTTCCTTGATACTTTAGACAGTGTTGAGTTGGTCGTAGACCCAAATTTAGAATCCACAGAGACAGCCTAACCTATCAGGTAGCAGTTATTTCTGTGGAAACTGGCATATCACCAGTTGCTTTACTTGATGCACCTGACGGTGTACTTGAAGCAATGGTTATTTATCTAAGAGAAAAAAACAAGGATGCGAGAAAAAAATGAGCCAAGATGCAATAGTGTTAACTGGAGTCAAGGAGACACTAACTGCATTAGCCCAATTTGATAAAGACGCAGTAAAGGGATTTAATAAGGTTATTAACTCTGAACTTCGTCAAGCAAAAGTTGAGGCACAAGGCTTTGTTCAGGCAAAACCACCACTTAGTGGATGGAAAACTGAACCTCCTCGTAAGCCTCGTAGTCGTGGTGGGGCTGGATGGCCTGCTTGGGACCAGAGTGTTATCAAAGCAGGCATCTCAGCATCCAAGGCTGAAGGTAAGGTCAGAGGAGACTACACCACTTCTGCAGGTGGACTAAAGAATAGATCTGCTGCAGGTGTTATTTATGAAATTGCGGGAAGAATCAATAAGTCTGGCACATTTGTAAGTAACTTGGAAAGAAAACAAGGAGATGCCTCTCGTTTAGTATGGAAGGCAGTAGACATTCATAAAGATAGAATTCTAAGAAATGTCTCTCAGGCCTTAGATGAGGCTAAAGCAAAACTACAAAAGCATTTAAATATGGAGAAGGGATAGTTCATGGCACAAGGATCTATTTACGCAAGAATTATCTCCCAGTACTCCGCTAAAGGTAGTAAAGAGGCAGCAAGAGATCTAAAGAAACTGCAAGCAAATATTGATAACTTTTCCAGAAGAGCAACACAGGCTTTTGCTGTCGCTACAGCAGCGTCTGCTGCATTTGCAATTAAACTGGGTAAAGATGCTGTAAAGGCTGCTCAAGACGATATTAGAGAGCAAATTCTTCTTACCAACACACTGAAGAATACAGTTGGTGCTACAGATGCTC